TCTCAAACAGGTTTCTAATTTCATTTTTCTTTAGATTCTCGCAATCGTTTTTTTTCCAGGCTAATTTTTTCTTTCGCACTCATAATGTAAGCAGCACCTGCTAAAACTACAACAGCGACAGCCTCAGCTATTAGAACCCAAGGATCAGCATCTTTACTGTGTAGAATAATCAATCTACATAACGCTGTCATCGCAATGATAATCGGAAGTGTTACAGGTATTCTATGGCTGATATAATAAGCACCCACCATACCTACAATTTCTGTATAAATGAACAGCAAAAATAAGTCAGCAAGTTCTATGTTTTTATTTTCCCACATACCCAACACTT